ACGCCTTCAACTTCCACACCGGACGGCCTCGTTTCCATTTTGAGGAAGGCGCGGCAGGCGGGGCAGCTGCCGGAGGTGCCGGAGGTGCCGCAGCTGGCGCCGCCGGTGCAGCTGCGGGAGCCGGTGCCGCATCGCCCTGGCACAGTGGTATCGACGCCGAGTTCATCGGCCACGCCCAGAACAAAGGCTGGAAGCTCGACGACCCGAAGGAGGCATTCGCCGCCGCGGCGAAGGTTGCGCGCGATCTTGAACGACACTTCGGCGCCCCTCCGGAGCGCATTGTTCGCTTGCCAGCCCCGGATGCCAAGCCGGAGGATCTCCGCGCCTTTTACGAGCGCATCGGCGCGCCGAAGGAGGCCAAGGACTACGACCTGACGCCGATCAAGGACCCTGCGATCTCCGACGCCATGCGTGCGGCGATGCATGAGCGCGGTGTTCCGAAGGATGCTGCCAATGTGATCGCTACGCAGATCGCCAAGGCGCTCGAATCCAAGACCACGACCGACAACACCTTGCTGACGGCGAAGCTCGCCGAACAGAAGGAGGCCCTCGCGAAGAACTGGGGCGACAAGTTCGCCTTCAACCATCTGCAGGCGATCGAGGGCGCCCGACGGCTCGGCATCGATAAGGAGGCCGTCGCCGCGCTGGAAGGCCAGATCGGCTACGACAAGGTCATGGAGGCGATGCGCAAGATCGGCGCCAACACCCGCGAGGACACGTTCGTCGAGCGCGGCGCGGGCGGCCCGGTCGGTGACGTCACCACCACGGAAGGCGCCAAGGCGCGCAAGGCCGAACTGATGGCCGATCATGGCTGGGTCGAGCGCTACAACGCCGGCGGCGCGGCCGAGAAGCGCGAGATGACCCGTCTTAACCAGATGATCACGGGAGTGGTCGGATGAGCGAGACCGACGAAGTGACGTTCGACGCCCCGGCGAGCAAGCCCGCCAAGCCGGCGAAGAAGAGGGCCGCGAAGAAGCGCGCGGCCGCTCCGAAGAAGGCGGCGGCCAGCGGCGTCGCATTCCCCGGTCTAACCAAGACCGGTTGCGCCGACGGCTGCAACGCCAAGGGATGCGTGATCAGCGGCAAGCCGTACTGCGCGCACCCGACCAAGGGTGGCTTGCAGACGGCCGACATGAACAACGACGCAGCGCTGAAGCGGCTCAAAGCCGCGCGCGAACAACTCGGCGTGCGCGTCGATCCGGACCGGTTCAAGGACTGATCTGAGTTGGTGCGTTGTTGAAAAATGGCGGGCGCGGCTAGGTTCGCGCCCGTTGAGACCCGAGCGTAAAGCGCCCCCGCAAGGACACGGCCAAATTCGGGAGTGACGGCCCCCGCAAGGACACGGCTGAAACGTTTGGTCCCCGCGCACGCGGACACGACCGCCAGACATCAGACCCAATCCAACCCGGCGGGATTATCATGTCCGAAAACCTTCCCCAACTGTTTACGACCGAATTTTCGACCATGCTGGCGCTCAAGCTCCAGCAGAAGCGCTCCAAGCTGCGCGGCCGTGTGATGGAAGGCTATCACGTTGGCAAGCAGGCTTCGCCCATCCAGTATTTCGGCTCCGTCCAGATGAAGCCGCCGCAGGGCCGCTTTGCCCCGATCGGCCGCCAGGATGGCAGCTTCACCCGGCGCTGGGTTTTCCCGGTCGACCGGGACTGCAACCAGCTCATCGACACCTTCGACAAGCTCAAGACCGCGATCGATCCGCAGTCTCAGGAAGTCGCCGCTGCGGCCGCCGCCGTCGCCCGTGAATGGGACGACCGGCTGATCGCCGCCGCGTTCGGCACCTCCCAGCTCGGCACCGACGGTGCAAGCTTCTCGGCCGAGACATGGGCCTCGATCTCGTCCTCGTGGACGGTGTCCTCGACCTTCGGCTCGGCCGCCGCGTCCGGCCTGACCGTCGCCAAGATGATCGAAGCCAAGCGCATCATGCGCAAGGCGCAAGTCGACATGGAAGAGGAGACCCTGACCTGGGTCACCAACTCCCAGGGCGAAAGCGATCTGCTCAACCAGGTGCAGGTGGTCTCGACCGACTTCTCCGATCGCCCCGTCCTCACCGACGGCAAGGTCACCCGCTTGCTCGGCTGGGACATCGTCTACAGCGAGCGCCTGCCTTCGTCCTCGAACGTGCGGCAGAACATCCCGTTCGCCAAGTCCGGCCTCTACCTCGGCATCTGGAAGGACACCGAGAACGATGTCGACCGCCGCAAGGATCTGAGCGGCCTGCCCTGGCAGATCTACACCATGATGTCGTCCGGTGCGACCCGACTGGAGCCCGGCCGCCTCCTCGAATGCGACTGCGCCGATACCTCGGCCGCAGCCGACGTCACGCCGTAAGGAGAGACCGAAATGGCTGTCGATCACGTCAAGTCAACTATCATCACCAACCTCGACGCTTCTCCTGCGGTCATTCCGACCGCAGGCGAGGGCGGCCCGGCGCCTCTCAAGTTTGTGGACGGCTACGCAACCGCCGTCGCTGCTTCCAGCGTCGACGCGACCTACCAAATCTGCCGCGTGCCTTCGAACGCCAAGATCAAGAGCATGATCCTGGAATCGGAAGCGCAGGGTGCCGGCGCATTCGACATCGGCGTCTACTACGCGACCGACGGCATCGGCGGCAAGCCGGTGGCGCTGCTCGCCGCGGCCGCGATCAGCCGGGCCCTGTTTGGCAGCGCCGTCTCGCTGGCATCCCTGGTCACGCCCATCGACGTCGTCAACGAAAGCACCACCTATTCGCTCGACAAGCGCAATCAGCCGCTCTGGCAGGCGGCCGGTCTGTCGAGCGATCCCGGTGGCAATTTTGATATCGTGATGACCGTCACGACCACTGCGGTCACCACCGGCACCGGCAAGATGGGCCTCAAGGTCCTGTATACCGACTGAGGTAGACCATGGCAGACCACTATGTGAGCCTGAACCGGGGAGAGCAGGGCATGCTCTCCTCGGACTTCACCACCGGGACGTCGTCTACGGCCGGCGACCAGATCGAGTTGCGCGTCAAGGACGGCGCCAGCCTGACCCGCAAGGACGTTCAAATCGCGCTCAATGCCTTCGAGCGTTTCTTCCAGAACGCCCAGCAGTTCAGCGCGGCCGGCTTCGACGTGAACCCGTAGCCATGGCCCAGGACCGCTTCATCAACATCACGCTCGACTCGGGGTCTTCCTCTCGGGTCGATCGCCAAAGCGACAAGCACGGCAAGGCCCTAGGGGCTTCGGCTTCGGGTGACCTGACCATCTCGTTCGATACATCGAAGTTCACGTCGGTGTCGCTGTTCCGATCCGCTGTTGCCGCGGCCATCGAGCAGGCCTCCACCGGCATGAAGCCGTAGAGTATCCTCCCTTAGACTTCGGCGGGCCCTTACCGGCCCGCCTTTTGTCGTGGTGCGTTGTTGGGCTGGAACCTCGCCAGCATTCTCCGCGCCATGGCGGCATTTACCTCAAAGACAGACATCGGAAACCGCGCGCTGCAACACGTCGGCGCCGATCGCATTTCCAGTTTCACCGAGGATTCGAAGCGCGCGTCTGAGGTAGCCTTCGTCTATGACAAGGTTCGCGTCGCCGAGCTTCAGCGCAATGTCTGGACCTTCGCGACACGCCGCGCCTCGCTGCGAGCGATCGACACCACGACCATGCTGCTCAGCCCTGCCGTATGGATGCAGGGCACGACCTACTTTCGCGGATCGATCGTCGCTGACGCGCTGGGAAATCTCTGGATCTCCAACATCCCGAACAACGCCGGCAATGATCCGCTGCTCACCAACTATTGGGAGCCGTATTTCGGGCCGCTGACCGTGTCGCTGTACAGCTCGACCGGGACCTATGGCTCCGGCGAGCTCGTCTACACCTTCGCCGGCGACGGCACCTATCGGGTCTATCTCTCGCTCCAGGACGCAAACTCGGACAACCCCGCGACCGCGACGGCGTGGAGCGCGACCGTTACCTACGCGCAGGACCAGGTCGTCACCTATTCGGCCGTGGCCTATAAGAGCCTGGTCAATCTCAACCTCAACCAGCAGCCGAACACGCACCCGTCGCAGTGGACGTCGACCTTCGTCGGCGGCAGCGGCTCGGTGAAATGGCTCGAGATCGGGGGCGCTGAGTTTCCAAGCGGCGTCGGTCTGATTGTGCCGAATATCGTGTATCCGCTGGGCGCTGGCCCGTCCTCGCAATCCTACGCCCAGAACATCTTCAAGCTTCCGGCGGGTTTCCTGCGCTTTGCGCCGCAGAACCCCAAGGTCGCGGTGCCGATGCTCGGCGGCCCGACGGGCAACAGCTACACCGATTGGCAGGTCGAGAACGGCTACATCGTCTCGTCCGACGTCGGCCCGATCCGGCTGCGCTTTGTCGCGGATATGAGCGACGTCAGCAAGATGGATGCGATGTTCTGTGAAGGCCTTGCCGCGCGCATCGGCATCGAGATCGCGCAGCCAGTCACGCAATCCGACGGCCGCCTTCAGACTATTGCGTCCATGTACAAGAAATTCATGGACGAGGCGCGAACCATCAACGCGATCGAGGCCGGATATGACGATCCGCCGGACGACATCTACGTGTCCGTGAGGCTGTAATGCCGGCCGCAACGCAAATCATCACGTCCTTCCTCGGCGGCGAAATCAGCGAGTATGCGCAGGGGCGTTACGATCGCCCGGATTACCGCACGTCGATGCGGGTATGCCTCAACTCGTTCCCGCTGGAGAGCGGTGCATGGACGCGCCGGCCGGGCACGAAATATGCGGGCCATACCCGCGGCGGTGCGGCTGGCCGCGTGACGAAGTTCGACTTTGAACAGTCGGCACCGGCGACGCTTGAATTCACTGACACCTATCTGCGCTTCCGCAACGGCGCAACGCTGATCACGACAAACGATGCGCAAGTCATTGTTGCGATCTCGACCGCCAATCCAGCGGTGGTGCAGACGACCAGTGCCGTGACGTGGTCGACCGGCGACACTGCAATCTTTCCAGGCGCATCGGCCCCTCTGCTCGAGGGGCGGCAGTTCAAGCTGACCAAGATCGACACGACCCACTTCTCGCTCGCAGAAGCGATCACTGGAGCGCCGATTGATGGATCGGCCATCGGGGCGCTTGCGGTCGGAGCGACCATCGCTCGCGTGCACGAGCTCGTGACGGCATATGTCGGAAGTCTCTGGCAGAATTTGCGCGTGGTGCAGGCGGAAACGACCGGTATTATCCTGTGCGGGACGGTCGCGCCTCAGATCCTCAGTGTCACGACCAACCCGTCAGAAAGTGCCAATGCGCAATTCGCGATCGGCGCCGCGGCATTTCTAGACGGTCCCTACCTCGACCCGTTCACGAATGGCGCGCAGGTCACACCCAGCGCCGGATCAGGCATCATCACGCTCGCGCTGTCGTTTCCGGCGTGGAGCGCAACCAAGGCTTACAAGGTCGGAGATTTCGTCACCTATTCGAGCGTGAACTACGTCTCGCTTGTGGATCAAAACGTCAACGCGCAGCCAGATGTGAACCCTGCGTATTGGTCGACCACATCGGCCGGCGCAGCTGTCAACAACGGCCAAGGCTTCCTCGGTTCCGACGTAGGCCGTTTGGTGCGACTGCTTTCCGAGCCCACGGCGTGGGCATCTGGAACGACCTATAGCGCTGGTGCTGTCGTCTCGTTCAATCCGAGCGGCGTCGCCGGGGCAACCGTCTACTGGACGTCCTTGCAAGGCAGTAACACCGGGCATGTGCCTGGGACCGATACGGCGTTCTGGGCCATCGCCCCGTCTGGTGCGGCAATCTGGTCGTGGGGCAAGGTTACATCGCTATCGAACGCGATCAGTGGCGGCACCGGCACGGCAGTAGGCAGCCTGATCGGAGGCGGTGGTCTTAGTGCAGCGTTCGATG